TATGTGTATATAAGCAAATTGCCATTTTATCTGTACCATCTGTTCCAAAACCTTGAAAACCCTTGATTTTTCGGCATTTGTCAACGGTACAGATGTACCCTGAAACGGAACAGATTACCGCAGAAAGGATGTGTTACATAGTGAATGACAAAGACCTTTCCCAACAGGCTAAAGAATACTTTGCCCAAATCAGGAAAACGGATCGTTTGATCAATCGGCTTGATAGCACCATTGCAACCTTGCGTTCCAGCTTGACTTCTACCGGAAGCCAACTGAAACAGGACAAGGTTCAGACTTCAGGCCCCAAGAATACCCTTGAAGAAACCATCACCAAGATCATTGACC